GCAAAGACAGGGTCATAGCTTGTGCGACCGCCTACACCTGCGCCACCGCCAGTTAAAGCTGAGGCTTCTTTCATGTATGCGTCATATTGCGACTCATCGGCAAACATGGTTAATTCTTTTTCAACTTTCGCGCCTGATTTATAGAAGTTACTAATCTGTTCTTTAACTGAACGATTAACTTCTTGCGCAATAGTTTTATAAGTTTTGATAACGGCAGGGGCTTGAATAGATGCAACTTTGGCTTCTAGTGCTGCAACCTTTTCTTCAAAAGATGATCGAGCTTCTTCTACCGCTGCGATGGCTGAAATTTTGCCTTCTTCAATCTTGGTGATTGTGTTGGCTTCGATTTCATCTAATTTTGCAATGATTTGTTCTGACATGATATTTCCTTAAATGCGTTTTGAAAGGGCTTTCATTAACTCTCGTGCTTCTAAAGCAGCGATTATTAAATCAGTTTCGTTTACCACCGCGTCAGAATCACTCTGTGCTGGGGCTTTTTGAATAGGCTTAGTAGCATCACGCTGTTCTAAAACTTTTTTCAAAATAGAAGACGCGGTGGTCGCATCTTTTTTCGATAATCCTGCATCACGCAAGACCATCTCAATTGCGCGAGGGTTGGTTTTTCCCTCGTCATCAAAGTATTCTAATGTTTGTATGCTTGCTTCTAAATTGTTTGGGTACATAACAATTGACACTTCACGCAAACCGCCTTTAGTGATTTGAAAGTAAGCATCGTCACCTTCGCTTGCCGGGTCAATCATCATGCCTTCAGCGTCGACGTAGCAAGCCTCATCAGCATATGCGCCAACACTTACACCGCCAAATAAATTTGGGGATTCTTTTAAAACTTTATACATGTCCATGCCGACAGTTGTTTCTATAAACAATCTGCCGTTTGCAGTCATGCCTTCGTCATCGAACGTAACTGATTCCCATTGTCCGACAGGCATACCTAGGTCGTTATGATTTAAAAACATTGGCATCGGTTTGCCTACATCTGCAAACTCTTTTGCCCAGTCAGCAAATCCCTCTGGCTGGTAATTAAACTTGCGCCCGTCTGCACCTTCTCTCGCGCCCCAAGTGGTTACACGTGCCTCAATTGTTCCTAAACTATGTATCGCTTCGTTTGCGTTTGGTTCTAACTGTAGTTTTGCTTCGCAAACTAGAGTGATATTTTTCATTGATTGCCCCAAGAATTATCGACTGGTCGTTATCTTGTATTGTGAGCAAATCTATTATTTTCGGTATTTTAACACTAGGTGTCTTTATTTGCGAATTTAATAAATTATATATTGTTTTGTCAATCATATTATGTAGTACCTATATTTGCCTTGCGCTTTTGATTGCCGCCGCCTCCGCCAGTATCCTGTGGCGAGCTACCGCTAACCGGCTCAAACTTTCCGCCCGTTGTTAGGTCATCGTACCCGTCAATTTTAGGCATGTTCATATACTCTCGGCCTTCATTTTGAGTCATGATTCCTGCGCTAACGCCTTGTGCAACAAAGTTAATCTGATCTAACGCTGCGCCTTTTAGAAAGTCTTTAGTGTCAAACCGCACAACTAGATTTGGAAAACCTTTAAAAAGGTGGCTGTTGAGCTTTTGCTCGATGTTGATAATCATCGGGTACATTGTTGCTTTGTAAAACTCGTCCATCATTGTCTGGGTGTTGTTATATTTTTGGTCTGCAATGCCTAACATCGCTGGCGGTACACCAAAAAGCCCACATATGCGCTTCATTGTTTGTTCTTTCAATGCTTGCGTTTGCGTGTCTTGTAAAGTTAAAACGTCAAGTGGTTGGTACTTCATGCCTTGGTCAAGTAACATGCCTTGACCGGGCTTAGATTGATCTGTTGATCTGCTACCCGTCATGCTTGACCATGCTTCTTTAAGTCGCGCAGCAATTTCTTTGTACTTGGCGTCGGGTATAACTTGCTCGGTTACAAACATGCCGCTGGGCTTTGCGCCGTTTTGCATAATAAAGTTTGCGTACAAATCAATGTCTTGGTCAAGCGCAACTAATTCTGTAGCTAATATTCCTTTGTTAAACCCAGCGCTACCTTGCCACGCGGCTTCTTTAATGTGCATGACTTGATGAGCGGATAACGGCTCATTATGATTAAATCCGTAACTTGGCGTTGATAGCTGGTAAGACGGATAACGCGCTTCGGTAAGACGTGCACTTATTAGAGTTGAATCTAAATTGTACATTTCAATCGGTGTTTGCAAACTGTCGTCTTGCTTAGCACGCCACCACAAAGTAAACGTTTCGCCTGATAGGTCTTGCCACAAGCACCACTGATACCAAAACTCATACTGTGACTGAAAATTATTCGGACAGCGCAGTAAATTTAAAACTTGCTTGGCCTTGGCTTTGTCACGCACACCTACTTTTGACGATGCCAGCGCGTCAACAAATGTACCGTCATCGGTCTTAGTCATTATGCTTATTGGTAGCTGAGCTAATGCACGCGCCTTGACGCCACATGCCGCCATCACCGTTGAGTTACGGGTAAGCATAGACATATCAACCACACGACCTGCCGTAGTGGTGCTTGATGTTGTTACATAAAGTAACTGTTGGCTAACTGTTTGCTTTCCGTTTGCGCCTGCGTATAAGACACTATTGCCTAATTGCGTATTTCCGAATAGTGTATTAGCTTCTAATTGAGTTGGTTTTTTACTTTTGAATATATCAAAAACGCCCATGCTTACACCCAATAAGATAACAATTGTTTATCAATTTTAAACTAAAAGCTACGGAATCCAAAACTATTTGAAACACTTGGTGTATCAAGGCTCGAATGCATGCTAATTATTAGAGCAATTATCCCATCGACTTTAGCTGCTTTGTCCGCTTCGTTCTTGCGAACTTTGATGTTACTGTTTACGTCAGTGTAAACCTCACAGTTTCCTAACTGCCAACCTACGAACGGATTACCGTCATGTTTAATTTGATGATTAAGTATTAACTTTTCTACTTGTTTACTGGGATTGTTTAAAACCGCCATAGACTGCCCAACTTTCTTAACGGGTATACCCGCCTCATACAATCGGGAAACTAGCGCAGCAGAGTTATAAGAGTCGTAGCCCACTTCTTTAACATCATAAACGCTGCATTGTTGCTTAATGTATTCGCTTATTTCTCTGTCGTCCATCACATTACCTTCGGTCAACTTTAGTATCCCGCTTGCGATGGCAACTCTAAAAATATCAGAATAATGTTTTGGTATTAAATCAAACCCTGCTTCGGGTAAAAAGAATTGCCATTGCGCTTCGTAATCTAATTCACTGTAGCGTTTAAGCGTACAGACTGCATTTAAGTCCCGCGTGGCTGCTAAGTCAAACCCAATAAACACGGATTCCGGCTGGCGGTCAGTTAGGCCAATAGACTTTTCATTGTCCCAAAACGCGCGATCAAGCCAGGCCGTGTTAGCCGACACAAAAATGTTAAGTGTCTTACAAAGAAAATCATTTAGCGCAGCGGGCTTGTGTTTTGCTTCCTCAGCACGCTGTGCAATTGCTTCATCAAATACACTTATGCCGTGCATTGGATTTGCTTTTAACCAATTTTTAGGGTCTTGCCAATCGTCCTGCGGGTCAAGGCCGTAGAGCAGGCCAAACCATTTTGGGTTATCCACGGCTTCGCCATTTAACATCGAACGCATCATTGACATATCTTCGTGAAACTTTGTGTCTTTAGTGAATGATGCTGTAGTAATGTAAATTCGCAATGGGTTTTGCCTTGCCACCATGCCTGAATGTAGAACTTCAATTGAGTTGCGATCAACAATCTGTGCTGCTTCGTCAACGATTACGCAAGATGGATTTTTACCGTCGCCCGTTTTCTTTGTGTCCCTGCTGAGCGCTTTAAACATACTTTGCGCGTCACCGACTTTCTTAATCTCGTACTTCGATTGCATAAACAATTTGCCAAAGTCGGCAGGCATGTAATCAATAAAACCCTTTGCAGCATCAAAGACGATAGTAGCTTGTTCTCGATTCGTTGCTAGTGTGTAAACCTCTGCGCCTGCTTCACCACAGAAAAGCTCGTACAAACCAATCAAAGCCGTAAGTGTAGACTTGCCTGCCTTCCTTGGTATGTAGACAATAACGTCTGACACCATGCGCTTCTCGCGGTCTTTCTTGTCTCTAAAACCATAAACCGCACAAATAATAAATATTTGAAATGGCTCTAAAACAATTGGATGCCCGGCTTGATGCCCTTTCGTGTGCCGTAGCTGAGTAGAAAATTCCAACACATGTTGCGGGTAATCCTCATCAAATACCCACCGCCAGTCGTGATTCTCGTATTGATTTAAAAACCGTTGACATGCTAATCGAACGTCTCGGCAGACGTTAACGTTTCCCTTTGCTACCTCTTTAGCGTAGACAACGCCAGTTTGCCAGATCACCCTTTCGGCCCGCGCATAAATTTGCTAGCATCACCCTGCTCACCTGATTTATTTAAACTTAACCTGCCTCTAGGCGTTAACCCTAATTCATTCATAAGTTGAATAATAAGTGTAGTGACTTTCATTTGTAAAGATACAAAAGGACTTGCGCCAATAGCTGCACCGTTATTTAGCTTCATAACTAACCCGGTTTTCTTTAACCCGATTTCGCAAAACACATATTTATCTACATAGCCAGCCAGCATGGACAAGGTGTGCTTATCTTGATCGCTTCCAATTCCGTACACTTCGTGTAAGAACTCTGCGGTTTCTTCAATAAACTTGTCTTTGTCCCAACTAGTTGGGTCATCAAGCCAATCAGCTTTTGGAATTCTTTTTTTTATGTTGTTGGGAATAGACGCAACGTTTTTGGTGGACTTGCCACGCGGTCTAGTCCCATCAATCAAGTGCAACTCAGGTGGTTTTTTATTCATAAAACTAGTTTAATCTTAAAAACCTAAACTGGTCAAATTACCCTGCGCCTTTTTGGTTTCCAAG